TCGCAAGCCTACGATTACCGCACGATTCTAGCCTTGGGTGAATCCGCAGAACTTATCTTCCAGAATTTCGGCAGAACAGCTTTACGCACCCCAAACATGACAGATTACTCAATCCTAACTCAAGGCTACGCAGACACTCGTTATCAGGCTGTCGGATCTTACCTTACATCCGCAAACCTGACCTTTGCCAATCTCACAGGCACGCCAACAACGCTATCAGGGTACGGCATCACAGATGGGCTAACCTCGGCCAATCTGACTCCTTACCTGACGATTTCCAGTGCCAACGCAACCTACGCCGTCTTAGGCCACACGCACAGCATCGCCAATATTACAGGCTTGCAAACGGCACTGGATGCCAAGCTTGAGACAGCCAACTTTACTTATGCGAACCTGACAGGCAAGCCAAGCACGTTTGCACCATCCGCTCACACGCACGCGATTTCTGAGGTCACAGGGCTTCAGACCGCACTGGATGCCAAGTTGCCATCGGTCAATTTTACATATGCCAATCTGACTGGCACTCCAGCATCCTACAGCCTTCCAACAGCATCGACATCGGTTCTTGGTGGCGTCAAGGTGGATGGATCGACCATCACAATATCAAGCGGTGTGATCAGTGCTTCGGGATCGTCATATTCGCTCCCGGTAGCGTCTGCCTCTCAATTGGGTGGTGTTAAACTTGGAACAGGTGTTTCGGTTGATGCCAACGGTTATCTATCGGTTTCAACGGCTTATGCTGGCACAGGTGCAAATAGCTTTACGGGGGCGCAAAACCTACAGGATAACGAGCTGACCCGAGCCAAACTTCGTGACTATTCCGAATCTGTCTCCAGCCCAACGATATCATCCGGCACGCTGGTGCTGAACCTCGAAACATCGAATATCTTCACAGTCGCACTTAATGCAGCGATTACCACACTGACGATCTCCAATCCTCCTGCAAGCGGTTCCGGCGGCTCATTTACCCTGATCTTCACCGCAGATGGTACAGCTCGGGCAGTCACTTGGCCTGCGTCGATCAAATGGGCTGGTGGCACTGCTCCAACGATCACATCGGCATCCGGTAAGGTGGATAGCTTTGCATTCTTTACCTCAGATGGTGGAACCAATTGGCAAGGGTACGTTGGAGGTCAAAACTTCTGATGTTAGCCAATATAATCAGGAATGCCAAAAAGACTGTCGGTGGTGGAGGTGGAGGAATTGTAGGTGGCGACCCATATTTTAGCTCGGTATCGCTCCTGCTGCACATGGATGGCACGAATACATCGACAAACTTTGTGGATTCTGGGCCGAATGCACTGGCAGTAACTGCGGCAGGAAATGCCCAAGTCAGCACGGCACAGAACAAATACGGTGGAGCAAGCGGATATTTTGATGGATCTACAGGTTATCTGTCGCTGACAGGAAACAGTTCCTTCCAGTTTGGAACGGGCGACTTCACGATAGAAGCATGGGTCTACATCTCTGCAAACGTAGCAAACCAGCAGACTTTCTTGGATACTAGAGGGGCAGCTACGGCAACCCCGTTTACATTTGGGTTATATCAGTCGAAACTGGCTTTTTACGATGGAACGATGAGGCAGTCTTCTGCAACAGTCACAACAGGTCAGTGGTATCATTTCGCGGCGTGCCGATCTGGTGGAACCTTGCGTCTATTTATCGACGGAATAAGCTACTATAGCGCCTCCAGCACGACAAATTTCACGACTGGTGCAAACAGCATTTATATTGGCAGAGGATTTGATGCGGCGGCGTACTACACAAACGGCTTAATCGACGACCTCCGCATCACCAAATACGCTCGATATACCGCAAATTTCACGCCACCCACAGCAGCATTCCCCAACGCATAAGGATCAAACATGCAATACTGCCAAGTCAGTCCAAACGGTCAAATCTCAGGCCCACAGTGGCTACCACAGTCATTCACGACTGTATCTAATTTCAACGCACTCGATGACGCGAGTTTAGCCACATACGGCTATTACCCCTACACGCAGTCGCCAATCCCAAGCTATAACCCTGCCACACAGCGACTTTCCCAGAGCTTTGCCTTTGACGGCACATCCGTATCAGACACATGGACGGTCGTTGATCTGACGGCAGAAGAACAACAGGCTTATGTCATCCAACGACTCACCGAAATCGGCAACGGAATCGGCTCATTTCTTGATCAAGCGGTGTCCGTAAAGCAATACGACAGCATTCTGTCAGCCACAAGCTGGACACTGAGCAACATCACAACTTACAAGTCTGAAGGCGATGCCGCAATCGCTTATCGCGACTCCATCTGGAGCTTGTTTTATAGCATGGTTCAAGCTGTTCAGGCGGGTACGCAAGCTGTGCCAACCGTGGGCGAATTCTTCGCATCGTTGCCACCGCTCTGGCCTATCAACAACGGCAACGGGACATCCAACGGGCCAATCTGATGACCTTCAGCACTGCCGCCAAGAACTTTGTCTTTCTCGTCACAGTTGCAATCTTGTTGCTGATTGTTGATCTGATCAAGTGGCAAAGCGGCAACGTAACATGGTCTGAAGCAATCTGGGAAGTCAATCAGCACTCACTCAGCTTTGCTCTCGGGGTGGGAATCGTCCTGGGCCACTGCTTCACCGTGCCAAGAGGGCTATCCAAATGACAGGAAAAGAACTGCTGGACTGGTTCATGAGAAGACAAAAGCCAAGCCTTGAAGAAATGGCAAAACGGCTGGCACGGCAAAAGGCAATCGAGCGGTATGCAGTGGACTCCAGAAAGCATGCCCAGTTGGTCACCCAGCTCGTCAATGTTCCTCCACCAGTGTTCCAAAACTATCTGGACGATCCGAACTACGTCTGGAATCCCAGCGTTATCCCAGTACCACCCAAGCCAAGGCCAATTTAAAGGACTCAAACGTGAACGACTGGATTGGACAAATCAACGCCCAGCAAGCCAGAGCGATCATCATTCGCATGGCTTTGGCAGGAACTGTGACGGCACTAGGCGTTCTGAGCCAACACCTTGACTCAATTATTGCAACCACCAGCCCATTGGGCATGGCGCTGGCGTTCGGGATCGCCCAAACGCTCATCTATCTCAACTCTGGCCAAACGCCACCAAAGGGTTGATTTAAATGCGTATCGAAGAAGTTATCAACCCCGACTATGGATGGATCGTGCCAGTAGCCCAAATCGTCACAGATAAAGCGGTTCAAGGCAGTTCTGTCGATCCGTCAATCCCTCAGACTATGTACGCATTGGCGGCAATCATCTATGCCATAGCAGCTTACCGCAGGTCTTTGAGAGACCCGAAGAAGTGAGCAGTCTCCCGCCGCCTACCGTCTCACCGTCGAGAGGACAGGCGAGACGGTTACCATTTTGCTGGTGTCAGCAAAATAGTTGACAGATGTTCCCGAAATCTGTTTCGGGAACATACCCTAAACCCAAGAGAGGTAAGGTGATCCTTGTTCGCAGAGTTCATGATCTACACAGCTCAATCCTGTCAGTCTGGCCAGTGTCCAAAGCAGACAGTGACCACAACGACCACCACAGTCGAGCAAAAAGAGGTCAAGGTTCAATTCCTGCCTCCACGTCCCATCAACGGCAAACCACGACCACCAAGATTCCTCTTGGCAAAACCTCGCGGCTTATTCAGCCCCAAGGCAATTTACATTTATGAAGTGGAAGCCAGCAAATGATCAGCAAGATCATCATCCGCCTGTTGACACCGATCATCGTGGAGGTGATCCGCGAGCTGCTCTCCAAGCTGGCCAACGGCGAACTGGTGTCTATTGACGAGACCAGCGTGAAATCGGCGATGAATCAGCGTGAAGAGTCGATTCAGTCGCAGCTTAAATCTGTTCAATGGGAGGTCGGCCTGTGATCGGACTTCTGATCGCAGTTCTACTGGCTCAACAGCCTGTTCCCTCGACTCTGGTTCCGCCAGCAGTCGAGGAACGGGTGGTGTTTAGTCATGCTGGATTCACCTACTTTGTGGGCAAGTCCAGTGGAAGTGTCATCGCCATCGAACAGGGTGGTGTTCGACCTGTCCCGCCACCAGTTCCTGATGAGGATGAAAAGCCTCAACCAGTCAGTGGAATCAAGTGGTTTTCGGTTGTTGTGGATGAATCCAAACCGGAGCAGCAAGCATGGCGTACAGATCCAGAGATCCGCAAGTTGCTAGAATCGCGTGGGATTCAGTACAGATCGTACACCGCCGAGGAGACGGACATCGACCGACTAGGGTTTCAAACAACCGTTGGTCAGATAGGTTTACCGACCGTCATACTTCAGGATCAGGCAGGAAAGATCGTCAAGTCTGTCAGTCCCAAGACCAAGGATGACATTATCAAGCTGGTGGAGGTGATCAAGTGAGCAATCTGCTTGGCTGGGTGACACCTGATGGCGAGCTTAGATACTTGGGAAGCCATGAATCTACGCTCATGCTGGCCACTGGCAAGCAACTCCCAGACATCCCCGAAAGCGAATGGGAAGAATTCGACCTGAGGGACGACCCAAAGTATCCGGTCAAGATTAAAGACCAGAACGGAAAAGGGGCTTGCAATGGCCATGCAGCGGCAAGTTCGCTGGAAATCGCTCGCTACGTGTCTGGTGCTGCTCATGTCCCTCTCAGTCCTTGGCTCGTCTATGCTGATCTTTGCAATGGCTGGGATGTTGGATCGAATATTGCAGAAGCTTTGGTCCACCTTGAAAACAAAGGGACTTGCTCTGAGCCACTGGTTCCGTATGCAACAATTAATCCTTCACGAATTCCTCAGTCGGCCAGAACTGATGCCAAGCGGTTCAAGGTTGAGATCGGATACAGACTCAACACCTTCAAAGACTTATGTATTGCCGCACAGCTCAGAATGCCATTTAACTTTTCAGTGCCGGTCAACGCCAACTTTAATGTTCTCGACAAAGATGGTGTCCCCGGCAATCGAGCTGGCTCCCACAACCATGCCGTCACAGGTGGAATGGGAATGAAGCGAATGCCCAACGGGAAGTGGGCGATCCTGATGCAGAACTCATGGGGAACTCAGTGGGGCTGGAATGGCTACTGCTGGATCATAGATCGTAATGTGGCCGGAACTAGCTGGGATGCTTATTGCGTCAGTGCCACTGTGGCCGATCCAAACAACTTACCTCCAGTGCTTGCATAAATCGCACATTGAAACGAAAAACACCTAAGAGCAGGCTCAATGCCATGCCAAGCGGCACGGAGTTGGAGCGTATTGCCCGCCGGATCCTCACGGAGCTGGGCAACAACGTGGCAAAACCGTGGCTGGCGATTTACGACCGAAAAAAGGAAGCCGATCCGTTCACGGCTCCGATTGATATGGCCGCCCAATTTATTCCAGTGATTGAAGCATGGATCGACGAATCTGGTCGGTCCTTTCTGGTGTCACTCGATCAACAGGATGCGGATCAATGGTTGGTTCGTGCACCAGAAGTGATTGAGGCCGCACGCAATGCGACTCTGGACCTCTGCCAGGAGACGATCGACCAATTCACTACCGATACACTCCGCACTCTGGAAGGCATGCGGGCTGATATCGCAGCTTCCATTGAGGCTGGCGAGACGGCTGGAGAATTGACCAACCGAATCAGCACATGGATCAAGGATAACGCTCGATGGCGGGCACGGCGCATTGCAATCACCGAATCAGCACGCGCCTATAACACCGGCCTGACAAGTGCTGCTGAGGGGCTGGACTTTATCACCGGTTGGGAACTGCTCCTTTCCGGTGACGCCTGCCCGATGTGTCAAATGATCTTCAGATTATGCCCGGTCATTCCAAAGGGCGGAACCTTTGGGACGAACGGTAAGAACAAGACATACAAAGACCTTAAATTTCCACCATTTCACCCTGGTTGCCGTTGCAGTCTCTTGGAAGTCTTTGAAGACGAGATGCCCAAGAATCTGAAGCCACCTGTCAGGCCGGGTGAGAACGGATACCTACAGCCTGCAGACATCGACTTTGCTGCTGCTGAAGAGGCTGGATATCAATCGGTTGCAGTTGGCAACGCGAAATCATTCACAAAAACGGGCCGGATATTGGAGGCTGATAATGATCACAAAATCGACTGATTCCGGCATCACAAAAAGCGATACAGGCGGCTTTGTGGGCTATGCTGCCCGCTTTTTAAATATCGACCGACAAGGCGATATCATTTTGCCGGGCGCATTCCAGAAGTCAATTCAAGACTTCATGGATTCTGGCGGACTGGTCCTGTCTGACCACGAAAACAAAACATCCGCGGTGATCGGCACGCTGAATGATGCGACCGAAGACCGGTCCGGTTTAAAAGTGGATGTGACCTTTTCAGCCACAAAAGCCGGTCAGGATATCCGCACTCTGCTCCGCGAAAAAGCGGTTCGCAAGATGTCGATTTCATTTCTGGCAAGACAACCAGAACGATTGAGCAAAAAGCAGGTCTCAGACCTATGGGACCGGTACGGATACAAACCAAACGCGAGTCAAATCAGGCTCGCTGAAAAGGGTGCAAACCTGATCAAAGAAGTGTCGGAGATTATCGAAGTCTCAGTGGTGCCGATCCCGGCCAACGCTGACGCTTCGATTATTAGCGTGAAATCGCTATCCGACGACGAAACACCGACCCCGGTGGTGGATGCCAAGCACCTGGTGAAATTGTTTCGCCAGGCGGAATTGGCTGATTCGATATTGACCGCCGCCAAGCGGTAAACGAAAGGTTCTTAAGATGAGTATTGCAAACGAAATCCGCTCTGCGGCATCCATTGCCGAAGACCGCATCGCACTCGCTTCCAGCGTGATTGCATTGCGTGATGAAATTTTGGCCGCTCCTGATGAGGTGCGTGCCGATAAAACCGCCGACCTGCAAGCCGCAAACGACCGGCTTGAGGCTTGCGACAGGGAATATTATCTGGTAAAGGCTGTTGAAAACGCCAACGCCATGCTCGAAAGCCTGTCGGCCAAGCCACAGCGCCCACAGCCAACCTACAAAGCGGCCACAATTGACCGTCGCAGTGGTCAGGTTCTTGACGGTGGCGACCTTGCCAGCCTGACAGACACTGAAGCCGTTTCGTCTCGCGACTACAGCAAAGCGTTTGAAGGGCTTCTTGAAGCCCGTGGGAACATCGACCGCGTGACAAGCCGCAATCATCGCGACATGCTCGAAAGATACGGCAAAGGTGGCGACAGGAACCTTGGATGGAATGAATTCTTTATTCCGTTCAGCAAGGCGATGACGCTGGCATCGTCCACAAACGGTTCCAATGCCGTGGCTCCTGACTTCCGTTTTGATTTGATCACGCAACGCTCGGTCACACCTAAAGCATTGCAACTCTGTCGAGTGATCACAACGAACGTGTCCAGCGTCACGTTCCCGAAGAATACCGACGCCAATACCGATGGCGGTTTGGTGGGTACAATCGGAACCAACAACCGGCCAACAAAAGGTGAAAGCCCAACAGCCACGGCGATCGACACCGGGCCATTTACACAGCTCACCATCACCGCTAAGACCGGCACGATGGTTCAGGATATTTCGGCTGACTTCTTTCAAGATGCGCCGGGAATGTCCAGCTACCTGCAACAAGAGTCGAGCAAATTGTTTGCGAACCGAATTGACAAAGAAGTCTTTTCGGCGACCACTCTTTCTGACTCGCTGGAAGCCATTCTGGCCAACACCGGGATCGGCACACAGCTTTCAGGCACATCAGCCAGCCTCGGTTCGACTGATGCAATCACCTATAACAATCTGGCTGACCTGTTCTTTTCTTTCAAAGAAAGTTACAGCAGCAATTTATCATGGGTCATGAACCGTGCCACACATGGCAAGCTCTACAAGGTGAAGGATTCCCAAGGAATTCCACTGCTTTCAGGCTTCCAGCAAGGCACGTTTGCGAATTCTCCGGGCTATCAAATGTTTGGAGTTCCCGCAAATTATGTTGAATATATGCCAGCCTCTGGCGTAGCCAATGCACGCTCGATTCTGATCGGTGATTTCCAAGAGTATTACTTGCTGGTTCGCCAAGGATTCACCGTTATCATTGACGACCTGTCAAAGCAAGGTGATAACCTGATTCGGCTGAATTACAAGTACCGCATCGGCGGTGCCGTTCGTGATGCTCGTGCATTCGCAAGCATCAAAGAAGCCGTTTCCTGAGTTTGGTTTTGTTGGTCAACCCGGCGGGTCCTCCCTGCCCGCCGGGTCTCATTTTAACTTGAGGTAAAACAATGGCCGCATACATATCGCAATCTGAAGCAACCACCTATACCGATGTGATCGGCACATGGGCGGCATCTACTGCTGTGGCCTACCTGTCGGCGGCATCGTCGTTAATCGACCAATATTGTGCTCGCACTTTTCTCCCTGCTGATTTGACTGCCGATGTGAAATTGGCGATCGCATTAACGGCTGTTCATTTAAAAAATAATGGCCAGAATCCCGGTGTCCTCACCAGCGAACGAATTGGCGATTATTCTGCGACTTATCAGATAGCGACTATTGGTGGACTAAATGCGATGGTCATGCAACTGCTCCAGCCTTATAGAGTGGTGGTGATGGGATGATTAGTCGAGACTTCCGTTTAGACTGGGAGGGCGAAGCGTACAAAGCTCGCCTGCATAAAGAATTATCAAAGGCAATCCGCATTTCGGCTGGCAAGGTGCGAAACGCGGCCATCAAACTGCTCAACAAGCCGGGTGCCGCTGCCACAAGAGATCTAAACAAGCAGACTGGCAAGGCTTTTAAGGGTTTAAATGCAACTCAGAAGAATGCTTTGACATTCTCCAGCGGATTAAAAAAGGTCCAAGGCTTAAAGACAGTCAAGGGGCGCAAATCCACACTGCGGTTTGGTGGGACTCATAAGGGTGCCAGCCGGATTTATTGGTATGGTCCCCCTCAGAATCGTTGGACGACTGCTTCTGCACCTGGCTCGCCACCACACAAGCAAAGTGGCAACCTCCAAAAGATTGTTGTTGAGCCATCACGAGGCGGACTACACGCCAAAGTAGGACCCATGCAAGGCTTGAAGTATGCACGAATTCAAGAGCTTGGCGGCAAAGGGATGATCAATTTACCTCCTCGTCCATACATGCGACCCGCCATGGAATCACAGCAAGCGGAAATCATGGAACGGTTCGAGCAAGCGATCCAAAAAGCCTCGGTTTAAATCGAAAGAGGGAAACATGCCATTGCCGGAACGACTTTTAAACTCCTGTGCCACGATCTACCTGGAAGCCAACGCCAAGGGTTCTATGGGACAGCCGGTGCAAACGCTCACCGTGATCGGCACGCCAAAATGCCGCGTCGATTTCAAGTCCATCCAACGAGACGGGCCGCCGATCGAAGGTGAGGCCCAGATATTCTCCGTGTACCTGGCTGGATCATGGCCGTTGACCACAAACCATTGGGTCAAGGTGCTGACCGCATCAGGCCGGGTGGCGACTGGACAGGTCTCCACATCATCTGAGGCCGCTGGACTGGGCCACAACACCGCTCTGACTGTGATCTGCCGCACACCTGTGCCGGTGGTGGCCTCATGAGCTACAACGTACCGCTGGTTATCCAATCGCACTGGTCCGCACAAACTGGGCTTCCCAGCTTATGGCTGGAATATGCACCAGATCCACTGGTTCCCCCATTAGCCGTGATGGAGGCGACCGGGTTTTCGCGAACTCCGCTTTCGGCTGGGTCCTATATGGACTCGCACAACTATCGCATCTCGATCTTGACCACATCGGCGGAATCGACCTGGTCAATTGGCGAATCGGCAATCGAGAAAATGGACACTCTGGCGGGCGACAAAATTACCTCGGTTCAGATTGAACCGGATAGTTTGGCACGTCCGGCAAAGGTTGGTCAGTTGGATGTTTGGGTATTCGAGTTCACATTGAAGGTCGAAATCTTCGACAATTGAAAGAGGTTAGATATGGCCATGAAGGGCAAGCCGGTCACGTTCAAAAACGGGACCATCACACTGACTCCACTGGATCAAACCACAGGCACAGCCAACACGACTGCATCCATCAACCTGATCGCCAAGTCCGGCTCGCTGGACGACAACGTGTCTGTTGCTGAGGCAAACGTGAACTGTGTTGGCAAGATCCGTGCTGCCGGCTCGCTGGACGTGAGTATTGAAGTCAATGCTTTCGTCTCGTCGGTTACAGGCACAGGCAACGCCAACGGAACGGTCCTGCCGTTTAAAACTGGCGACTATTTGAACGCCAACCTGGTTGCAGGATCACTCAACTACGAGGGCGAATTCATGCTCGAATCGCTCAAAACTTCTTTGGATGCTGCCGACTTTGTCACGCTGGATTTGTCGCTGAAAAACAACGGCGATCCACGCACACGAGTTATCGGCATTGTGAACTGCGTTTAACACCTGAGAGAGATTTTATATGGTCTTTGATATTGATGACCTGATCGCTCGCAAATTCCAGTTCCGGCTCAACAGCCGGAGCTGGATACTTTCCGAGCTGACTGCTGGCGACCGTGCTGAAATTGGCAACGTGCTCAGAGGGATCGTTCCCAATCCACTGACTGACGCCAAAGAAGCCTGTCGCGACCTGCCACCAGCCACAGCCAAAGAGATTTGGAAGGAAGCGAAACGGCAGTACGCTTATTGGCCTCCACTTCCTGAAAGTGAAGATGGCCAAGCCTATCTGTTCAGCTCGCGTGAAGTTCAGCAGGCCGTTCTTTATCACGGACTGAAGCGAAACCAGACTGTCACGCAAGATGAGGTTAAGGCGTTGGTTGATTCCATCCCTTACCAGACAGCACTCATCAAACTGCTGATGTTTGCGATCACAGGCAGAGGCGCAGACGACCCAAAAGACAGCTCCTCGCAGGTGTGAACTGGCACGACCTGATGAGGCGTTTAGTCTTGGAAGGCCACATGAGATATCAGGACGTTCTGGAGCTGACACCTTGGCAAATCATGGTGTTGATGGTGGAGAAGCCTGACCTGACAGGCCAGTTGAGCAGGGACACCCTGGATGAATTGATAGATTCTGTGCCGGATGACTGGAACGAGGTGCACTGATGGCCGTTGGAAACCTGTTTGTCAATATCGGTGCAGACACGACTGCCTTGGGTCGCAGTCTGGATAAAGCCAAGTCCATGCTGAAAGGCATGGGCGGGGCTGTCTCCAGTGGAGGCAAGGGATTGCTGGCCGGTGCCATCATGGGCGGTGGAGCTGCTGTTGCGATGGCTGCAATCAATGCTGCCGGGGCGGCTGTGCGAGGGATCGGATCAGCAATCAGCGAATCATCCACACGTGGTGCCGATCTCAACGAGACACTCAGCAAGACAGGTGTCTTGATGGGCGAGGCCACAGCCGATGCGGTGAAGTTTGCGACCGAGCTGCAAAGCAGTGGCCAAGGTCAGATGAAGGATATTCTGGAGAGCATCACAGGCTCGGCGATGGCCATGAAAGGTCTTGGCACTGAGACCGGCAAGGCTATCGAAACGGCCAAGCAACTGGAAGCCAGAGTGGGTGATATTGCCAGCCAGGACAATATCGACCCTGCCAAGATACGTGCAGACCTGCAATCGGCTTTTGCTGGCGAACTTCAGGTTATGCGGAAGTACAAGGTGTTTCTCGATGCTGACAGCCTGAAGGCCACCGGACTGCCGATGGGTGAGGCTATCGCCCAAGGCATCATGCAACAGACGCAACGGGCGAAAGGCGACTTTGCAAACACTCGGCTTTCGACTTCCAACATGCAGCGGACCAACACCAACTCCATCGAAACGATGATGACCAAATTTGGCCAGGCGATTCAGCCTGTGACTCAGGCTTTTGCCTATCTGCAATCTGTCATTTTAAGTGCGATTGGTGGAGCAGGTTTTGAGGGGTTCACAGGCTTCATCGACCAGATGCGAAACACAATCATTGACATGGCTGATGGTCTTGCGGCGGCTGTCGTGGGCGTGATCATCCCGTTGGGCCAAGGCCTGATGACTGTGGGTGGATGGTTCATGTCGGTGCTTAGTTCCGTGGGCGGATTCTTTCGTGATGCCATTATCGGTTTTGGAGGATTCCAAGGGATCTTTGGCCGGATGGGTCTGGAGCTGGCCTATCGTTTAGCCCAAGGCATTGACCTGATCATGCAACCGTTCCGCTTCATTGCCAAGCAATTGGGCATCAGCCTGGGCGAAGGCATGACCGGCATCGTTGCCTCTCTTGGCCAGCGCCGAGAGCAGATGGATCAAGAGGCTGGCGACAAGATCGCCGAAGCCAACGCCAAGCGTGACGCAGACAAGGCTGCACTCTCTTCAGCTTTGCAGTTAAATGTGCCGACTGGGCCGGGTGCGATTGGTGAAATGCCGGGGAAAACCATGCCTGCGGACAAGGAAAAAGACAAAGACAAAGGACCGCAGCGAACCGCATTTTCGGCACTGCTGAATAACGCGCAAGGCGAAGACAAAAAGCAGACCGATTTGCTTGGCCAGATTGCAGCGAACACAGATCTGAAGAATCTGAACGCAGACAACTTCAAAGCCAAGCTGATGGAGAATCCAAGCATTTCAAAAGAGGATTCTTTAAAATCCAAGCTGATGGAGAATTTAGGGACCCTTCCAAACGCTGACAACTTCAAAGCCAAGCTGATGGAGAATCCAAGCATTTCAAAAGAGGATTCTTTAAAATCCAAGCTGATGGAGAATTTAGGGACCCTTCCAAACGCTGACAACTTCAAAGCCAAGCTGATGGAGAATCCAAGCATTTCAAAAGAGGATTCTTTAAAATCCAAGCTGATGGAGAATTTAGGGACCCTTCCAAACGCTGACAACTTCAAAGCCGGTCTTGTCAATAAATCCGGTTTGTCTCAGGAGGATCCAGCAAAGTCCAAGCTCATGAACAATCCTCTGTCGCCTCTGGAAGGGCCAGCAAACACATCAGCCAAGACCGCCCTCATGAACGGTAAAGGCTCTGAGACGACTGGCACACCGGCTACGGATGAGACCTTAAAGATGATCGCCCAACTCATCGCCACAGCGCTTGGCGGAACCAGGACAGGTGCGATGGACATGGCCACAAAGAAACCCGGCCCAGACCGGTCCCCTCAACTGGTAGGAGCCTACTAAAATGATTTTCCCTGGCTGGACACCCGTGACCGACGGTTTTGGCTACACCGCTGAAGCAAATTCCGTGACCTACACAGGCCGTTGGATCGTCCCATGTACTGCGGCCAACCTGCAATTGGCTTTGACTCTGATCGACAGTAAAGACCGTTTTCTTGCACGCAAAAACGGTGGTCCAACAGCCAGCTATCCTTACAAAGCCAAGATCCAGCAGACACTTCTTTCGGCACTCACAGCTCAGAAGATGTCGTTTAAGATTCTTGACACCTACGCACCTAACACCCTCAACGCCAACGGCACATCTGTTGACCTCAACTCAGGCGTCAACACGCTCGAAAATGCGGATCTTGCAGAAGTTTCCGTGGAGTGGATGCAAGAGCCGGAGAACACGCTGGGCTTGAACTGTTGCTGGGTGACCATGCAAGGCTCAGGCGAGTTTGTGGAGTTTGGCGAGAACAACACGGTCGCTGCCAAATACACGGCCGCCGGTATCGCTGGTGGAGCTGGAGCAGACTTTGCCAACGGCACCTTTGCCCCGTTAAACAAGCCCATGCCCAGAGTCGATGCCAAGGACGTAATTCGCATCGAATTCCCGTGGGTGGATGCATCGCTTGTCAACCTGGCCAACATGACCAAGATGAGAGGATCAGTCAACCGCAAGGATATTTCCATCTGGGCGGCTGGAACTCTGCTTTACCTTGGAAGCGACAACGAATACAGCATGTCGCCTCTGGGCTATCCAGGCTACAAGATCACCCACAACTTTGAGAGCAAGCCACAAGACTGGAACTTGATCGACGCGCCGACCGATGTTCGACCATCCGAGAGCATACGAGCCAAATACCCGGGCGCTACATCAGAACTGATGGCCTGGTCAACGATGGCGCCTGTGATCACGAACGGAGTGGCCCAAACCTCTGGGCCAAAGAACTCGCACGTCTTCCGCAGCTACAATTATCAGGACTATACAAGCACCCTCTTCTATTACGGCGTGCTGGCCACAGCTCCAAAACCACCCGTTTCAATTGCCGTCTAAGGAGGCTCTGGTATGGCAGCACTCAACCGACCATTCACCGGACGTGGCTTCATTGCAGGCAACGGAAACCGAGTCAACTATTCATGGTGTGCGGTAGGAACTGGACCATCTGACGCCAATCCTCTCATCATCGAGCATGGATCCATATCAGCCACAGAGTCATCCAGCATCACCACTATCGGCACCACAGCCTACAACGGCTTCACAGACAGCTATTCTGGACCTACCACAATCTCAGGGACCGTGGATGGATTTGTGACAGCCAGCGACACCGACCACACAAATGACCCTGTGAGCGTGCGGGCAGGATCGAAGATGTATTTGATCATCACGGCTGGTTCATGGACGTATGAAGGCTACATTCTGATATCCAATTTCAATATCTCTGTGAACTCAACCGAGATGGCATCGGTTCAATTCGGGTATACTTTCAAGACAGTGCCGGTCAAACGAACGCTTGGTTTCTACCGTGGAGGAGCCTGTAACAAGCCATGAATGACGCAAGACCAAAGCAGGAACTTGTTCGCGACTTAGATATTCGCCTGACTGCGCAAGACTCCTCGACTCCCCGTAAATACTCTTGGGTTCAGGTTTATCGGGACTCCACAGGCAAATGGAATAACCTGACGACATCTGGGAATATCACTTACGATCCAGCTTATGAGTATAATGATGGCAGCGTCACCATCGGCATGATTCGACCAGCTCACAGAGACACAAGAACCGGTCAGGTGCTTTTTTTTTAGCCTTAAATCAGCAACCTGCCGGATGCTACGTTTATTTTTATGGTTATGTGCCTACTTATGGGACTTATGTCGATTCCAGATTTACCATGAGCACCATCATGGAGGAGCGTGAAATACAGTATGTAGCTAACGGCACTACTGGAGAATATGACGCACCAAGGCTGTTTATGGAATACGACTGCTACGGCAAGAAGTGGAGAATCTGGGACTTTTATTTAATCTTTACTACAAATAGTGCTCCAATTGGTCCTATTTTGCATGGCCCAGCAAGCAGCGTATCAAACACGACTGCTTGGATGGCACCCGCATGGAGAAACGAGGGAGAAACGGGCGTAGTCTATGACGGTGGATCCAAGGCTTACTACAGCAACCCTCCATTCTCAACTGCTGATGTGGGTCAAGCTGGTCCCAAAATGTACTGTGAAGTCCAAAAGACATGCTCTTTCACACCACAGTTTCCCGGTGCATTGACGGGCGGCACAACGTACACATGGACGGACTCTCTAGTTGCATCCAACATCACCGGCGACAATCGTTTGACCGCTTACGGGCAATTCTTGCGATCCACGAACTATTCATTCCAAGCGGTGAAGCCTTTCACCTTACCCAGCTCAAACGGCACAGCGAATCTGTCTGTTTACAACCAGGCAAACTCAACTTTCCAGTGGATCGACTCGACAGGCAACACCGTCACGGAGACAGGTTTGACGGTCCATTACAATTGGTCCATCACTCCCGTTAACTCGACGGTATCGCATTACACATCCAACGGTATACTGGCAAACGGTCCAGCAAATTCGCCTGGCATCACGTTTTATCAAGACGGAGATTTCGTTGTTCCGCTTGCAAATCAAACCACATCCACCAACCTGACTTTAACTTTCAGTTCCGTGCCGAACGTGACCACGTCTGGTACTGCCTGTTTGACCACAAGGAACGTGACCAGGGCATTTCCAGTTCACAAGGTGATCAAGGCGACTTTCATTTCCAATTCGGTGGTGGGAGCCTTACCGTCAAATCTTCCGAATGTCCCTGTTGCGGTGCAGGATGCAAACGGAACATACTTCTATATTTATCGCACTGGCCAAACCACCTCGGCTGCATCGAACATGACCCTGGGCGGATATTACTGGCCAGTCCCTTCGCAATATCAAGTGGTAAACTCAAGTAAACAAAGCCATGCTCGCAGGCTGTTTACTGTGACGAGTTCCAGCGTATCGGCCAACACCACTGCAAACGGTGTGGCTTATCAAGTCTCCTTCAGCCACAATTTTGCAAGCACGATTGATATTCAGGGTTCAGGGACAACGCTCTACCAGTTCACTTCAAACCTCTCGTCAACCCTTCCGTACACTCAAGGCGCTAAAGCAAACATCACCCTCACAACTTCGTACCCAGGCGGCGGAACTTACCAGACTTTAGACTTGGGTACACTCGAACTCGAAGTGCTTGAAGTTTAACTCATCCTTCAGAAAGGGCCAATCATGCCAACAATCTCGACCGGAACGTCAACCGCAAACGCGACTATTCCAAGTATGCAGATCACATTAAACGACCACATCACGGTTGCCTCTCAGAAGGCGGCTGCTGGTGGAAGTCTGCTGATATCTTCCGCTCAAATCGACGATGTTTTTTCCACGGCCAATTCCGTTGATAGCGGATACGCCACCCACCTGATCGACGGTTCAATCACGGCGAACGGAACCGCCTTTACTTTTGGCAACAGCACCACCTCTTTGGGCGACACCATCACGCCTGTGACACTCAGGTACTTGCGAGTTTCAAACGAGCAAACAAATGCGTCAATTGTACTGACTTCAAATATCACCGGCTTTCCAGTCGCAAATATTACTCCCGGCGGGCATATCAAATGGTTTGCCAATGCAACCGGCTTGACGATCCCAGCCAACGGCTCCATCACCGCAACAGGTGCCAACACCACCCAAACCCTTAGGGTCACGATGCTGGTAAACTAAGAATAAAGTTAAATAGCCCGCAACCTACTTACCTCGTAAACCGCGGGCCAATCGTAAGACTTAACTGAAGAAGCGTGTCCAGAGCGATCCGGGCGACCCCCTTGTTTGCTGATCACTGGTGGGCGAACATACCCGCCAACAATCCCGCTCTGGCCTTCGCCAGTTGTGTGAGATTGAATTATAGCGGGCATGCGCCAAATTTACCTTGAATTACTCTGGCGCTTCACGTATCCACCGCCGGACTTGCTCGGAATCCATCACGCCGTTCTTCTTCGCCACCCTGCTGATTTTTGCACGGTCTGCCGCTGAGAGCGAGAAGACGAACCGGATGGCTCGCCCCGGCGCTTCATCAACCTTGTAAACACGCTCGGCCCTTTGCGTCTTCTCGACCTTAGGTCGCCCCCTGCCTCGTTTGACAGGCTCTGTTGAATCCATTGTTGCTCTTCAGGCTGTTGGGCAACAGTCAAACCGAAGCCCATGAAATTTAGTGATATTGTCCATCCGGCCATGATGTTGCCCTCCTTGGCAATCGTTAAATTTACTTGGCAAACGCCTTAAGATTTACAATTGTGTTTCGGTTCCAGTCGCATGGCTCGCCGCTGTTTCCATCCCAAGCCCATGTACTGCCATCCACTGTCCCAGTATATTGATCAAGGTCACCTAAGAATTCGATTGCCTCGTTGATGTCGCAATATTCTTCGGCATCTTCCGTATCTGTATCGTGGATCAATTCCTTGCCAGCCGGATGGCCGTGACTGACAAACCAGATTGAATCAACTTCGCTTGCGTTCCAGAATTCCAAAAGGCTGACTTGTTGTTGCGTTTGCATCTGACTGACTCCTGTTAGTGGTCTTGGTTTTGTTTCTGCCTTACACTTATGAATATATCGCACTTTGATATCACAGTCAAGAATATTTATACAAGATTCCGAAAATAATTTTCCACCCTTCACAAGCCCTTACCTAAACTACCCCCCCCCCCCCCTTGAATTATGTTGCGTAGGTTACCAATCATCCGAGTTTCTCCGCAACTTCAATTACAAGCTCCAAATCCTTCTCCGCATAGACTTGCGTAACATCCGCATGTTGATGCCCCAAAGCGACCTGGGCGGCATGCAGGCCTATCTCTGATCTGACTCGTGTGGCAAACGAGTGACGGATTCGGTTTGGCGACCACCTTGGCAAGCCAGCCGCTTCCGCAGCATCACCAACACGCTTCCCAAAGCTGGACGCTTTGTAGGCATCGCCAGCGATCTTAGCAGGCTTGGCAACGGTACGATTAGTCTGAGAAGGCTGAACTGGTGTCTTCCGGTTCGCTCGCAAAATTGCTCGCCTCTCCTCTTCAGCCTGGGCGGGTGAAAAGATCGGCACATCTGGTGGTCGATCAATCCATTCGAGAAGCACTTCCTGCGCCTGCTTACCGATCCCAATATGTCGTTCGATGTCGCGATACTCTGTTTTGTGTTTGTTGGGCGAATAGATCCAGACCGGCTTAGATCGGTCGATATCCTGCCAGGTGATCAGCACCACTTCACCTGGTCTCATGCCGGTGTGCCACATCAGCAGGACCATCGACCAAACCTGTCTGGAGACATGTGGTTTAATTGCAACAACATGCTCCCAGCAGACTGGCTTGACCCGCTCCGGCTCACGAGCTGCGGACCTTCGCTTTTTCAACTTCTCCAACGCCCTCAGAGCGTCCCAAGACGATGCGGGTATTCGCTCAGTGGCAACGCCCCACCGAAAGCACCTGACAACGTAGCGCTGATACTTGGTGATCACGCCACGTGTTAGAGGTGTGCCGGAGTTGCCCTTGAGGATCCACATATCTCTGACAGCAGTCATCTGAGGTGCTCGGAAGTCCTTTGCAGGGATGCCACCAAACAGAGCCACAACACCACGAAGCGCCAGTTCATGGTTGCGTGGTTCTGTGGATTCGGAGTCGTGCTGAGTTTTGACCCACTTTAAAAACCCGTCCACGAGTTCTTTGGTAGATACCAAACTATCCTTTTCAAGTTTGATTTTCCCAGTTGCAAAGAAGAGCGCCAGAGTTTGCTGGTAGGCGGCAAGGCTTTCAGGCGTGCCATGTTTGCCAAGGTAGACAGTCACATCACCCCAGCAAGTGCGAGCACTGCCGGTTTTCTTGTGTAACATGTAACTTGGTATGGAGTTGCGTTTGCGTCCCATGAGTTCAAAGAATTCGCTAGAATGGTAGTCTACCATTTTATTCCTTCTGTTTTCGGTTGGTTACCAAAGAGGCAGAGGGAATATAACATACTATTTTCAAAAGGCTTGGGAAAAATGCCCCCTGATGGACTCGAACCATCAACCCGCTGATTAAGAGAATCGCGAGTGGCCTATTTTAAGGCATTCAGGACTGATTTCTACCATTTTATCGGATCACCTGCCGAAGCGGTGCTTAGTTTGCAGAGGCAGTCTTTACGAACTTCTTGAGGGCAGCAGAGTTGTTTTCAATCTCTTCTGCCCAAGTCTCTTTACCTTTGGCCCAGAAACCTGCGATAAGCCCTTGAAGGAATTCGCGTTCGGTGAACGTCATTCCTGATGGCTTTAGCTCAGACATCTCTGCCCAGCCAACAACCTGCTTCAATGCACCATGAATTTGCTCTGGTGCAGCAAATCCGATCTTGCGTTGTTCTGAGGTTATCTTGGCATTAGCAACTCTCATATAGTTACCTTCTTTCGGTTGCGGCAACATTGCCACATTCATACTAGTGCATTAGGTAACACAAATCAATCTATCTTTTCCCATGTTGTCGTAGGTAAACTTGACGGTAACTAGTATCCTTGTTATATTGTGCATGTCCGGTAACTAGTCACCTAAAGGATGAAGTATGAGCAAGAAAAAACGCCTTGTGGTCAACGTCTCGGAAAAGGTTAGCGAGGCAATCTGGAAGATGCACTGCGACCAGAAGATCTCTCAATCAAGAATTGTCGAACGGATTCTGGAATCAAATCTTGAGGTTATTGGCGATCCGGTAACGGTTTCGGGAAGTGAAAGGTTCGCCATGGTGAACCAGTCATGACTCAACAAAAACTGAGTTGGGAACTGCCACTTGGCACCGTCCGTGGCCAGCTCGATGAGCCTGGCCCACGGTTTGTTGATCCTTATGAAAAAGAAGAGCGAGAAGCGATTCAGGCTCTCTCAAAATTAGAGAAAGGCTGAATCCATGTCGTGGCCAGATTATTTTGACGCCTGCGCTCGCAACGATTTGTTTGCAGCGTTCGAGGCGCTCGTTTCTATTGGCTTGCTTCCAGTCGTCAACGGTGAAGACAAGCACGGCAAGATTAAACGCCCGATGGCCAACAAGGATGAGCCATGGCAGCATGTTACAACCGATCAGTGGCGACAACGATTGATCGGATATCTTCAGAATGGAGTACCTGTCGGGATTGGGTGCAAGCCTGTTGGTCATGTGGTGTTTGACATCGACCCATACAACAAGGACACCAAGTTTCTTCCTGATGCTTGGAAGGAGTCCGCCCAACTTCTGTTTGGGTCTGACGACTGGCCAGAAACTCTTATCGTCAAAACGGAGGGTGGTTGCCATGTCTGGTTTCAGGTGACCGATTCCATCCTTCAGGCATGGGGGCGCTTAGGCAAAAAATCCATCGAACTTCCATCTAAAGGTAAGATTGAAATCTTTGTTGGCCTGGCTGACGCTGGGAGTCAGGTGGCCTGTGCTCCGAGCGATGGTAAACGGGTTTCAATTCCGATGGCACCAATTGCCCTGCCTGAATCCGCAGAGCAGGCGATCCTACAGGCAATCACTCGACCCGAGAAACCAAAGGTCGATTTTCCTCCTGTGGTCGGAAATGTTTCCAGTGATTTTGAGTGGGCCAAAATGGTGCTCGCTAAAGGATATCTGGACACTCAACTTGGAGACTACGACAAATGGCTTGCGGTAGGCATGGCACTCACTCACAAGTTCGGTGAGGACGGGGCTGAACTCTGGGAAGAATGGTCAGCTCGTCATGAAAAGCATATTGATGGAGAGTGTTCCATCAAAGTGAGGTCCTTCAAACGAACCGATGGCGATAAGCAAATCAGGTTTGGGAGTTTGATCCAGATCGCCAGGGCCAACGGAGCAGCTCCGCCACAACTATCAACCGAGCCTTTACCAGTGGAATTCTTTGAAGGGATTGGAGAAGCGGCCAACACGGCTGACATTCGTAGTCTGATGAAGGATCGTGAATGGCTCTGGGGAAACAAGGAACAGAATGTCGGCTGGTTTATCCAGAGAGGTCTTCACCTGGTCGAGGGCAAAGAAGGGACTGGCAAGACGCGATGGATCATGGATCTTGCTCGCAGATGGTCTCTTGATATGAGATGGCCAGACGGATCCAAAACAGAAATGGACCCTGACGCAAAAGTTCTGTTTGTGGCTTCTGATTCGCACTGGGATCAGATCGCCATGACTGCTGAGGCGTTTGGAATGCCTGACGAAAACGTGATCTTTACAGGTCCGCAAAACGACCCTTACAACTTCACCAATATTGATGACCCATCAACACTGGCCATGATCCGCCATTGGTGCACCAGGTACAAGGTCGGCATGGTGGTGATAGATACTCTCATGGCCGCATCTTCGCGACCGTTAGTCGATCCACAGGAAGTTGCACAGATCGCCAAACCCCTTCGTGAACTGGCCAGAGATTTGAATGTTGTGGTAGTCATGATCGGACACCTGAACAGCCAGGGCGAAACTTGGGGACGTGCCATGGGGCGGACTTGCGATCACGTTATCAGAATGGAAGCCGATG